AGCTGTGGGCTTGGGAGTTATTGGACTTGCAGCAGGCGCTACAGCGTACAACATGGCTCCAAATACCATGTCTGCGGTCACTCAAAGAATCTATGCGGATTCTCTTGCTGGACTCAGCGGTATGGGTGCTCAAGGCCTAATAGCGCAGTCTAATAGGCTAGTAGGTGGCGGCGCAACTAGCGCCATGGGACCTACTGCGGCTGCAGCTACGCTGGGCTATCAAGGCGGATATCTAGCTAACACTCTAAGCTCACGAAACATCATGGGTCAAGTCGGCGGTATGTCTGCGTTGACCGGAGCGTCTAATGAACAAGTAGCCGGCGCATTTGCTGGAATAAATGCGATGAGTTTTCTACGTGCGGGTATTAGAGCACGTGATCGTCAAGGCAATCTTGTTGCCCCTAATCAGCTTGTTAATCAGGCGTATGGTTTCTTATACGGCGGGCGAAAGATAACTAAAGAACAAGCCATGATGGTCCTTAATCCAGGATCTAAAGGCTATGCAACTCTTATGCAGCTTTCTGGAGGAAACCCAGAACTATTGCAACAGTTGCAGATGGGTATTATTGCAAGAGCAAGTAAAGGCTCTTCTCTAACTAAGAAGGATTTATCAGATCCTAATAGAGCATTAGATATTATGGGCGTTGGAAAAGAAAGCCCTCTTCGTGCTCAGTTTAGATACAACGCTTCTGAAGCCAGAAAACTTCAAGCTACAGAAGAAGGATTAGTCGGCGGATACAACGTTTCCCTAAGAACAACCGCATCTGTAAACGATGCGTTTAGCACAATGGCTGATATCTTAGGTCCAGTAAACGATGGCTTGATGACCTTAAAAGGAATTTTACAAACATTACCTGGCGCTGGAAACACAGGAGCTACTTTATCTGGTTTAGGTAGCATGGCGGCAGGAGCAGCTGGAAGTGCACTTCAATTAGGCTTAACTGCCCGTCTGTTAGGTGTTGGAGGCAAAGCCGGCTTTATGGGCACAGGTGCAATGGCAGCCGGAGGAGTCAGCGCAGGCACTGCTGCGGCTGGAGCAACGGCAGCTACAGCTACTGGTGCAGCGGCTCTTACAAAACGAGCAGCATTACTAAAGCTACTTAAGTCTTCAAAAGGTAAATTAACGCTTGGATCAATAGCCGCAGTACTAGGTGCTGAAGGATTAGATGCGCTATTTGGAGAGAAAGTAAGCCCAGGGGTAAGAAAAGCCGGCCTTGCCGCAGCAAACATTGGCGGAATGGCGCTTACTGGAGCAGCTATTGGAAGCTTTATACCGGTAATAGGAACTGGTATAGGAGCCGCAATAGGTACAGCCATAGGTGTTGGACAAACTCTTGCTGGCATGGGTGGAGATGGAGGCGGATGCAATCACGGCAATATGGGTTGCTCACACGGTATTGGTGGGGACAACGATGGGGCTTCAGCACAATACGGTAAAGTTTTTCAACCACCTGTAAAACCAGGAACACGTATTAGTTCTGATTACGGTCCTCGTCCAGAAGCGGCAAGAAGAAATCCTGGCATTAGCTCCAATCACAGAGGTATTGACTACGCAGTAGCAGTGGGAAGCCCTGTACAGGCCGCAGCTGACGGAATAGTTTACGAAACTGGAAGTCATCCACAATACGGATTTTATGTAATTATTAAACACGAAGTCAAATCAACTCTCTATGCTCACTTAAGTGAGATCCTAGTTCAAAAGGGTCAACGCGTAAAACGAGGACAGGTAATTGCAAAGTCTGGTGGTAAAAAAGGTGCACGAGGAGCTGGAAGCTCTACGGGTCCTCACCTTCACTTTGAAGTTAGAAATCACGGAGGAGTTGGCGCTCAAGGAAGAGAAAATCCTAAAGGATTCTTTGGTAAAGCATTTTCATTTATAAAGGCCGTAGGAACTAAAATTGTTAGTGGACTTAAATCTATGGCAGGAGCTGTTGTAAATAGATTTAAAGGCCATGAAGGTACAAATAAAGATAGAGAGTTTGACTACGATTCTCCTATAGGTACCCGATTAAGCAGCCCTACTATATCTCAGTTGCTAAATATGTTTGGAAAGTATGGTCCGGTAAACTACGATCGACTAGTAAGTGGCATTAATCAAAACGACCGCCGCTATAAAGACGTACTAGATCCTGGGATGACTAAGGGTAATGGTGGAGAACAGGGCATTGCAGGAGGAAGCAGAGCTGGCTTTATGCAAATGCTTTACTCTGCTGGATTTAGGGGAGATGCGTTAAAGACTGCCTTTGCCGTAGCTATGGCTGAATCTGGAGGCCGTATAAACGCAATAGGTGATGAGGACCTTGTCACTAAAAAATGGGGCCCAAGTTACGGCCCATTCCAAATAAGGTCGCTAAGAAATTGGAAAGCTTACGAAGATCCTTGGAGAAATGCAGTTGCGCTTAGAGACCCTAAGTTCAATATTGCTGCTGCTTTTGAAAAGAGTAAGGGCGGAAAAAATTGGAAGCCTTGGTCTGCTTACAATAACGGTTCTTTCTTAAAGTGGATGGACGATGCAAACAGAGTAGCTACTAGCTCAGGTATTGGTGGCGGCCCAGATACAATGGGTAACTCGACATCCTCCGGAATAGCTACTGAAGGATCTTCAGTTGTAGTTCAACGCAGTGGTGGGGCTAACTTTAACGCGTCTTCTAAGATAGACGTGAAAGTAAACATGAATGTAAATATAGCAAGAGCTTCTGTAGCTGAAGCAAACAAGCTAGCAGACGACGTATTAAAGAGACTAGAGTCTAAGATCAAGTATGGAGAAGGGTTAGGTATCTATTAATGGCTTATTCATATAATAACTTTGAGTCTATAACTGATGCCGCAAATAATTACTATTGGACTGTAGTAGCTAAAGAAGAACTTGGAAGAGGAGGTTCTAGCCCAGAAGATGGGTATGTAGCCATCACTGCGGTTTCAAAAAGAGTAAACAGAGATAGAGAAGTAAGATACTTTATTCAAGTTTGGAAGCTAGTAAGTGGAATACCGCAATTACTAGATGATGAGGTTGTGGAGGTATTAGTACCTCAATCCTATAGAACTCAAGTAGCAGAGTATTTAAACATTGGAACAATAGTTACTACTAATGACGGCAATACACTGTTCGACCCTAAAAATCTTTTCTATGTAGGGTTTACATCAAAAGTAGATAATTATACTTTTACCCCGCGATTTTTAGTTCAATTAAAACCTAACACCAGCGAAAACAATACTTCTGCGCCCCTTGAAGTACTTCCTACCTCAGGATTAAATGGAATTCCTAGAACTATTACCTACACTAAAGCCGAAGCTGATCCTCAAATCCCACAAAATATATTAACTGAAGCTGCTACTGGCAGTCTTCAAGGATTAATTACTAGAGACAGATGTGCTAACCCTAATACTTGGGTAGCACTAGTAATCAAAGAACAAAGCAATCAAAATTATATTTATGTAAAAACCTATTCCTTAAGCGGTGCTTTCTTGCATCAAGAGCTTATAGGAAAAGACACTACATCCGGAGGCACGGGCCCAGATAAAATTGACCACTATGAAATAGGTCGTAGAAGACTACTAGTTCTTAAAACTCAGGAATGCTTTGGAGATGTTCCACCAGCCACTCCTGATACGAGCATTACTTTACCTCCAGACCCAGATAAGGTTAGATACAACCCACCTAGCCATTTTGTTACAAGATCTATAGGACACGGGGAAAGAACTAGACAACTAGTAACTTCTAGGGGCAATGTTATAACAGATGTAGAGAGCGTACAAAATGCTCTAAGCAATAGAAATCGCAGGCTTGGAAAGATATATCAATCTGTCGATGGAGCAGCTGCTTTAAATAAACCTACAAAGGGAGAAGTAAAGCTTTGGGGCTTTAGGTTTACTTACAACCCTCAAACTATGACCTATAGCACTTCAACAAATACTTCTATAGACTGGATGTTGAACAGCAAAGATCCAGCTAACTTATTGGGTGGAAATACTACAGTAAGTATAGAGCTGTATCTAAACCGTATTGCTGATATGACAGAACTTAAAGATGCTAAAGGTGGAGATTTCAGTAGAGCTTATCCAAGAGCTTTGCGACGAGAAGAAATAGATGGAATTCTTTATCGTGGTACTGAATATGATCTAGAGTTCTTGTACCGAGTACTTAACGGAGATCCGGGCAAAACTGCCCTATTGGAGTACAGCGGAGGAAAAACCGCAGACTTCGGATATATAACTGGTACTCCTTGTTGGTTCCACCTGCACAATAATTTGAAATATTACGGATCTATGGCAAGCCTAGAAGTAAAGCACGCTATGTTTACACAAGAAATGGTTCCTATGCTTTCAACAGTAACTCTATCCTTCATCCGTTACCCATCCCTTGATCTTGCCCCTGACGAGGTCAAGACCGCATTTCAGAGCCGTGCTCAAAATGTTGCTTCTACAGGTGAGGAGGCTAAGGGTCAATGATAGAAAGAGTATCTCGTTACTATGACGGGCCCCTATTTCAAATTAAACAAAAGTATACTGGTCAGTATTCTATTGGAGTTTTCAGAGCATTTCCAGAATCCAAAGCTGTGAGGTTTATAGAATACACTTGGATTGACGGAGATAGCTTTGGAAATCTTGCAAAGGTATATATTGGTCATGCTAAATATTGGTGGGAAATATTAGAAATTAACCCAGAAATTACAGACCCATTTAATATAGCCCCGGGAACAATTATTAGGATTCCATATGACAACTAATAATTTTCAAAGAAATTATGTCTACGAGTCTACTGCTCAATACTCTACCTACAAAGTAGAGCTGCCAAAAACTCCTGGATTAGAAATGATCTTAGTAGGCGCTGAGCTATATCAAGATATGGAACAGCATGATCGCTTAGTCCTTCACTTTAAAGGCAAGCCTTTTAAAGACGATACCGTTATAAAATCAGAAGATCCTGTAAGGTTTACGTTTACCACTAACAAAATAACTCAAGAGTTTGTAGGCTATGTATATGCTGTAGACCCTAAAGACGATTTAGATTCTAATAACACAGACATAATCTGTATTTCTGCCTCTCATGTTTTAAAAAACACCTCTCAAAAAATATACAAAAATGTTACCGCCGATCAAGTAGTCAAAAAGATTGCTGAAAAAACTGGGATGAAAGCAGTTACTCAGCGGCATCCTAGAGTAAGAAAAACCATAGTTCAAGCAGGCCAGACAGATTGGCAGCTACTTCGACGTCTTGCAAAACAGACTGGATTTGCTCTAAGGTCTGAAGGAACGACTATCTATTTTGTATCCAAGAATAAAATTTTTACTAAAAGCAAGCAGAGCGCCCCGTACTTTGAATACATAGACTCAGAAGTGGGCGGAACTTCTGTAAAATACAACCGTAGCTACGGTACAGTAATAAGCTTTAAGCCTGAGATCTCAGACACAGCTCCAGAAATGGGCGCAAAGGTTGACCGCGTAATCACTGGTTACAATGAACGTACCGGAACTATCATAGCTACGTTGCATAAATTAAAAGATTTTAACTTCGAAGACAAAGGTATTGTTGTACCTAGTGAGGAGTTCTTTGATGACACTCTCTAGATACACAAAGGGCACTGGCGAAAATATAGCCTCTTTTCAAAAACATCAGGTTTACGATGTAGCTACCAGCTTAACTGAGTCTAAGTACATTGCTAATGACCTTGCTGATGCAAAGCGCTATCAATACAGGGCAAGAGTAGTTCTAGTAGGCAACTCTCTTGTAAAGCCCTATGAAGCCATCTATTTAGATGGGCTACCTAATGGGCTTTCCGGATATTGGACCGTGCTTTCTGTAAAGCATATCTTTGGCGGAGTTCCTGCAGACTACATGATGGAGTTAGATATAGGAACAGATACGGTTGGTGAGACTAATCAGGCTGCTAGAAACGCTACTCCAGTCAGGGATATCCAGGGAGAACTGTCTAACCAAGCGTTGATATCTGCCGAATCCACATTAAAAGATTATTCTTTTGCAATTAATAGCACTAGTTTAACTCCAACCTATGGTAGGACAGAACCCACCTCTGTAGTAAAGCCTAGAGAAACGGCTGTACCGGAAACTGTTATTCCGGAAGACCCGTATTCTGTTAAATCACCTAATTTCTCTAGAGTTAAACGAACTGTAAAATGGGAGGCTGTATGAAATATAAGCATGTAGTCGACTCTGAATATGGCATGGATCCCGTAGGTCGTAACAGATTTTTTGGAATCTATGAGGCTAAGGTTGAAGATATTCAGGATCCCTTAAAAAAGGGTCGCATTAAGGTAAAAGTATTTCAGACAACTGGACAAGAAGTTACGGGGTGGGCAAGAGCCTGTAACCCCATAATGGCTAATGCAAATCATCCAGATCATTTACCTCATCTGGCTTCCGAAGTAGCTAACTTGCTGCAAGCGCATGCAACTCATGCTACGCACTCAACTACAGTAACAAGTGGAGCGGCATCAGCAGGTACTGCCCATACTCACCCGGTCGTAATAAGCCTTGCCCATGACGCCCACACAAACAA